GGGGGACTTTATTTAACAGTGCAGCAGACTTCTTTCAATACTCCCCAATTATAGGTGAGATTGTTGATCTAATTAACATACCTTACGTTGCGGCTACGGGTAAAGATGTATACAAAGGGGAACCTCAAAGTGTTCAATCAGCTGCAGCCTGGGGTGTTGGAGGATTACTTCTCCCTAACCTCATAGAAAAGCCTGCTAAGTGGTTAATAAAGCAAGGAGCTAAGAATGCAGATGATGTAGCCTCTATTTTAAGGCATTTTTCCAATAGAAACGCAGAAGATATCCCAGCAGACTTAAAGCCATTATTAAATTTCTCTAAGAAAAACAATGAGATGAGGGCTTTCTTATCAGACAAGTCACCTGGGTTTCCTTTTGCAGGTATGGATAATGTAGGATCTAATAAGTTAAAAGATGTTGGGGGGGACTTACATGACTATATAGTTAAGAATAGACCTGATCTAATAGATAAGTTTTCGGTAAAAAACTTTGAGTCTGGAATGTTTGACGAGGTTACTAGAGCGTGGGGGGATGAATACTTGGTTAGCCTTAGAGGTGTTAGGGACGCAAAAAATGTCGACGAAGCTGCAGAATTTTTAACTTCCGCTAAGGGAGGGGGAGAAAGAGTTCAGGGTCCTGGAATTAATACTTCAGGTAGTTTGAATCAAGTAGAGCCGTTTGGTTCTGGGTCGGAAGGATATATAGGTAGGCTTAAAGTTAACGAACCTTACTCTTCTTCAGCTAACGCATCCACTATACTAGATAACATATATAATCTTGAGAAAGAAGGAGGAAAATTGATTCCAAAATCCGATGATTCTAGATTCTTAAGTAAAAGTGGTGTAACTGAAGGAATAAATACTATTGATGGAACCCAGGTTAGGGTAATAAAAGAAAATACCCCTGTTACAGTAGAAGATATAATTAAAACTGAAGGCAACGATCTTTCTAAAATTTTCAGGAATCCTTCTGAAGTTACTATTTTGGGTAATCCATCCGTTCGAAATGCAGATTACGATAAAATTTTAGATTGGACTAGGAGTTCTGGTGGAGATCTAAATGAACTATATAATACTATTCTTAAGAAAGGTAGTTACAAACAAGGTGGAAAAGCATTGCAAGGCCTTATGAAAAAATATAATGAAGGAGGGGAGGTACCTGAGAGAGAACCTGATGTAAAGGATTTATTGCATCAGCTTAATCGGTTTGGTAAAAAACCTAGGGGATCACGTGGATCATGGAATATGCCTCCTGATGAAGAAAGACAGATTCCTCGACATGACGATATATATAAATACCTAGCTTCTCGTGGCATAGACACTAAAGATGATGAAATAGCTAAAGCTTATATAATGCCTGGATCAGTAGCTGGTGCGGGGTTTGTAGATGGGTATGATGCTTCTGCGTATTCGGAAAAAGGTAGATATTTAGACCCTACAAAACCATCTAAGCCTGACCTAATGAATGCTGGGGAGTTTGGTGCACCTCCGTTCCCTAATGCTAAAGGGCAAAGGATTATGTTAGCTAGTACTCAATTAAAAAACCCTACTACCAGAATAGAAGAAGCTGTGCATAGCCTTCAGCAACAAAGATTTCTTGATCCCTCTGTATCCGATTCTAAGATAGGGGGGAATAAACGTCGATTATATCAGATGTTAAAAAAGCAACCGTGGCTTAAAGAGTTGTCACCTGATATGCGAAAAACCCTTACTAAAGGTAATTATGCTTTAAGGGGTTCAGGGAGTACGTCTGAATTCGAAGCGAAACTTATCGCATCTAAGATGACTATGATTCAAGACGGAGTCCTTCCTGAAGATGGAAAGGTATCGGATAAAGACTTAGAGGCTATAAAGCAATGGTATGAAGATTATCAAAATAAGACGGGAGAGCCGCTGTGGGAGTCAGTTTTATTTAAAGACTTCAGTGATAAAAAGTATAGAGATGAAATATTAAGTACTCTAAATAAATTATAATGAATATAAACAGAAGAAAAACTTCAGGCATGAGGATAAGAAAGTTCCACAACGGAGGGAAAGGTCCAGGACATCCACATTCAGACACAACTAATTACATAACCAGCGCTGCTGAAAGAATTAATAGACAACTATTTAAAGAGTCAGGGGGAGAAGAAAATCCAAACACAGCTGTGTCTCCAGCGGGAGCTATGGGGAGGTGGCAGATAATGCCAAGCACTCAACAAGACTTAGAAGATAGAAATTTTATACCTCCAGGGTTAGACCCATTTGACCCTAACGACAGTAAGATTATGCGAGACGCAAAAATTAACGCTCTATTAAAAACTTCTTTTATATCTAATCCACCTAAACCTATACCAGAGGTTAACAAACTAGCCCGCATATACGCATCTTATAACTATGGGGAGGGGAATGTTAGGAAGGCTTTAAATGAAGCTTCGGAAAAAGGGGTTGACATATATGGTGATCCAAGACAATGGCTTGACTTCCTACCTGAAGAAACTAAAAATTACGTAAACTATATACTTTTCAATGACTAAGCCTAAAAACGAATTCGATTTACCTTCCCCGTCTTTCTTGAACCAAGAGAAACTAAAAGAACAAGAAGCTAAAATAGAGTCTGGAGAGACAGTATGCAATATAGACGCTCCAGAAGACTGTGAAAGTTGTAGCGGATAATATATTATATTTGTAAAAAATAAAGAGTTATGCAGGTTAGAAAATATAGAATGGGTGCTAAAACCCCAGAATACTTAACTGGAGGTCAAGTTAAGCTAGATAAAAATAAAGACGGGAAAATTAGCGGAGAAGACTTTAAGATGATGATGGCTGGTGGTGTAATGCCTAAATACAACATGGGTGGGCAGATGCAAGGGTCTCCAGAACAAGCTGCTCCAGTTAATGTAGGTGAGTTATTAGAGATGTTGTCACAGATGCCTTCTGAAGCAAAACTTTCCCCTGAAGAGGTAGCTCGATTTATTATGGGGGATCTCCCTATGAATGTACCTCAAGGCGGTGGAAATCAACTAAGACCTATGCCTGGAAACGAAATGGTTTCATTCCCCCGTGAAAACAGATAATAAATGGCTACTTTAAACGTAACTATAAGCGAAGAGCTAACTCTTAATGGAGCCGACAGAGGGTCTACAAATACTCTTGCTGTGGCTTCTGTTACTCAGGTATACCATAGGATCGTTACTTGTCCTTCAAGCCAAGATACTACAGTAGCAACGTTCGCCAGCACAGTAGATGACAGCACAAGCGCAGCTGGCAGTATAGATGTTGGTGATGTAAAATACGTAAGATTAACAAATCTAGGTACAAACCCTGTAAACTTGTCTTTACAAGTAGGTACAACAGACGGTGGAGATGGTGCTGCTGATGAATCTGCTACAATTCTTATTGAAGCTGGAAGAAGTTTTGTTATGGGCGCTACGTCTGACGCTATAGCTGTTAACGATACGAATGCAAATATAGACGTGTCAATGCATGAGTTAGAATCATTACTTGTTGATCCAGGTAGTAACGCAGTAACAGTAGAAGTGTTTGTAGCTAGCTAAGGTGAAACCTATATTTAGACAATATAAACATGGTGGATGGCACCCTTTTAAAAAAGAAGAAGGGCCAAAACCCGTTTTAAAGATGTCTGAAAGAGAGCCTTCATATGGGACTGTATCGCAACAGCTAGCTGATGCTGTTCAATACAGCGGAGGGGATAACAGCGATATTTTAAAGATGTTAGCTTTAACTAAAGAAAAACCTGTTACAAGCTGGGGAGATGTAAACTTCAGCTCAGAAGAAATCCTTCCTCAATTTAGAGCAGCACGAGACGGAGATTCAGACAATATTAACTTCTTTAAATTAGATCCAGAATCTCAAAAGTATGTTAGGAGTAAAATGGGTGGTGGCGATTTATCTGAAATGTTTGGGAGAGAACTAAAGCCATCTGAAGAAAGATATGTTCGAGGTCAAGTATTTAAAAACCCAGCTTTGTTGTCTTATTTTATGGGGATCGGTGAAGAGCCTAGTAGAAGAGAGATGAAGAAGATAAGAACAACAAAATTAAGAGGAGGAGGCAGTAGCGGAGGCAGCACTACAACAGGTGGGGCTGGAAGCAGGTCGTTAGACAAAGCTCAAGGTAAAGTGGGGTTTTTCAATAAAATTGCAGACTTTATTGAAAGGTGTAAACGAGATCCAAGTTGTAGGTAAAAAACATAAATAATATAATATGAAACTAGAGGTAATTAGATTTAACAAAGGAAAGGATTCAACAAATGGGATACTATTTAATACAACGAATGAAAGAAAATTTTTATGTTATACTCTCGAAGATGAGAGCCGTACCGAAAAAGTGTGGGGAGAAACTTGTATACCTGAAGGAGAGTATTGCCTTGGTCTTAGGACTGTGGGGGGGCATCATGCTAAGTACTCTAAAAGGTTTTCTGACATCCATATGGGGATGCTTCACGTACTTGATGTCCCTAATTTTAAATACATTCTTATTCATTGCGGCAATACTGACGAAGATACTGCTGGATGTTTGCTATTGGGTGATTCGCAAGAAAACAATAACATCAAAGAAAACGGATTCATTGGACGATCTACCCAAGCCTACTTCCGCATCTACGAAGACATCGCGAAAGCGATCGAAAGCGGGGAAGAAGTAACTATAACGTACCGAGATTTTGCTACATGCCTTCTTTTATCGCAAGACGATGCGGTAAAGATGCTTGACGAGTGCTAGAGGTAGTTAAACTTCTAAATCTCTATACACTCTCTGTACAAGAAGTCTGGCTTTCTGAGTCAAAGCATATCTAACCCTGTAGTTAAACTTTGTTTCATCCCTAAAAAGGTGATCTTCAAAAGTCTCAGAAGGGGTAAGCTTATCAAAATGTTTATATAAATAACCCTTGTTTACCAATGGGTATATAAATCTATTCTGTGTATTGTTCCTATTCATAGCTAAGCTTTCTGCTGCATACTTTATCGTAAAGAACTGAAGGTCATACCCCCAGAAAAGGAACTCTACATGAGAGAAGTTAATGTCGTACTCTTTGTTTATAAAGTGTTTAACAACTTTTAATTTCTTTAAATAGTTTCTGCGGATATATTTCTTATCTTGCAAAGAGAACTCTCTAAAAAGTTTCTTTTTAGGTACTTTACTTTTAGGCATTTAATAAATTATTATTATGAAAGATATAGCTTTTTTATTAGAGATTCAAAAATTAGCGTTAGAAATGGATAACCTTGTTGATAAGTATGACATGAGGGATAGATTTGTATCTATATTAGTTTCTGGATTCTTACAAGAAGATGATTATGGGGAGTTAAATATGAATGCTATATATAGTTACCATCTATCTACTATCTTTGAGCTAACGGAAATATTGGATTTCATAAACAATACATTTGAACACGAATTTGAATACGATCCCCCAGAAAACTTTGAAAACTTCGACGATGACGTAGATGATTTTTTAGAAAGCTTGGGGATAGATACTGAATAAAATGGAAGGAATTATTAGAAAAATTGTAGTCGGAAGAGACCCAAAAGACGGTATGGCTTATTATATAGGTATGAGAGCAGGGGCTGGGAAAGTAAGCACAATCGTTCAAGACGAAAGATATCTAGTTAAACACAGCAAAAACAGATACCTCGTATATATGCAAGATGCAGAAGGCGTCCAAACCTTATGGAAGGCTATAGACGGTATGCCATGTATGTTGGAATTTGATTGCAACTTTTAAAATGGTAAGATCTCAACTATATACTCCTGGCGGAGAGTTTACTTTGCCTGACGGTTTTGACTATGTAGGGCCGTATCATGTTCATGTAAATCAAGGGGCTATGGTAGGTGGGTTTCACAAAGCCTCAGCTCATGACAGGCTAACCCCCTCTACTGCAGCTTCTAGATCTTCAATGCGAAATATAATGCGACAACTTAGGTCCCAACAAGCGCCAACAAGAAGAGGACGAACAAGATCTTCAGGCGGTTCGGGTTCTGGTGGTTATTAAATAAAATCTAATGAAAACATTTAATTTATTTGTCGTTAAGCTTGAGAAAAGGCTTAAGGACACAATTACTTCAGATAGCGGACTTGAGCTATATATAGATTCAAAGTTTAACGACTTTGACAATCGAACAACTGAGGGTCCCGTTGTATGCGTACCCTTTAAGTTTGATACGGGAGTAGAAGTAGGGGATACTTTATACTTTCACCACTTAGTAGTTCTAGGTGGGGATAATAACGGTCAGATCTTTACTGAAGAAGACAACACCTATATCGTTACTTACGATCCAAACAATGCAATTGGTAACCAGGCTATAGCGTATAAGAGCCAAAAGGACGGTAAGATACGTTGTTTAGCGGGCTGGTGTCTATTGAAATCTGTAGAGCAAGAGGAATTAAAGCTTCAGTCAGACCTTATAGAGATTGTAGACCTAAAAGAAACCTTACCTACTAAGGGTGAAGTAGCCTATACTTGTAAGTCGGCTGATGAGCAGGGGGTTGTCCCAGGAGACATTGTAGGGTTTAAACAAAACAGAGATTATCGTATAACTATCGACGGGGTAGAATATTACCGCACCCGCGCAGAAGATTTGATGTATGTCGAAATATAAATTTACCACTGTAAGCGCTTCTAAAAGGCTTATGCAGAGCATGGAAACTGCAATAGATAATATGATCGAGGAGATTAAAAAACCTGTAGACCCAGAAATAAACGGGAGTGCTCGTAAAGCGGAACTCCAATCTATAAAACAAACGGCTACGGACTGCAAGGAGCTTATTATAGAGAGGCAGAGGTTGGCTCAGATGGTTAAAGATCTTGAGGTTAGCGGGGATATAAAAGACATAAAGGACTACTCTGGCGGATTTGCTGAAAGATTTTCTAAGTAATGGCTTATAAAAATAAAGAAGATCAAGCGAAAGCCTCTAAGCGTCACTACGAAGCTAATAAACAAAAAATTAAAGATCGTAGTAAGAAAAAAAATATAGAAAACAGAAAAAGAAATAAAGCTTATATAGCTTCTGTAAAAAAATCATCCTCATGTGTTGATTGCGGTGAATCTAATCCTATAATTTTAGAGTTTGATCATATTAAAGGCGAAAAAAAATCTAACGTATCGGATATGGGAAATCAATCTTACTCTATACAGGCTATACAAAGGGAGATTGATAAGTGCGAAGTCAGATGTGCTAATTGTCACAGGATAGTTACTTATGAAAGGCGAGAAGAAGCAAAGGCCATTAAGCTGTAACTTTGTAGCATGAAGAAATTATTATTTGTTTTATTACTGCTACCTGTATCCGTTTTGTCTCAATGCAATCAACATGTATTCACCTCCGTGGGGGCTGAAAAGTGGACTAATTTTCAATACCAAGACTGTGACGGAGGAGACCATTATTTTGGATTACCTGCGGGAGGGTATACTATAATTTACTGTGCAGACATAGGAACAACTTTTGTTTTAAACGGAGATGGATTTGTCTACCCGTTACTTACAGAGCACCCTAATTACGCTTCATGCATACAGGAAGACACATGCCCTGGGGACTTGGATAATAATGGAACGGTAGACGTTGAAGATTTATTATTATTTTTATCAAACTACGGTGTATGCGAAAACTAATATATCTATTAGCTTTATGGGTTCCAACGCTATCTGCACAATGCGATGTAGCTATAAGTAGCTGGGATGCCGCGTCAGGCGACATTGTTATTGAAGCTATAAATAGCGAAAATTGTGGATGCAATGAGCTTACGTCTGAAGGCACTACTTGCGAGACTAGCCCAAACTCGCATATTAATAACAACACAACAGTATCTCACATAGTTTTAGGGTTACATGTAGAAGGGTTAGATTACAATTGGTTGGATTGTTTAACTGTAGTTAACCATCCAGGTTGGACATTTAAAGTGTTTACTCTTTACGGGAATCAGATACTAGGGAGTGGGGATACTTGGAGTGCTAATGTTTATGATACAGGGGCAGGTACAAACGATTGTTGGGAGGAGATACTATCAAATGACACCCTATGTACTGAATTAGTCATATGGCAAATAAACTTATCTCGTACAGCTTCTACCGAAGAAGGTGGCTGGGCGGTAAATGGAGGTGGTGCCACTCAGACTCAAAACTACCCTGATGCAGACCTCACGAATAACTTTGCAATAAACTGCGCTCCCCCTGCGTGTGACACCGTGTATGTAGACGTTATTGAGTACGTAGACGTTATTGAATATGTGGACGTTATTGAGTATATTACAGATACACTTTACATAGATGTTGAGTGGGTAACGACAGATACACTATACATCACAGAAATGGACACATTAATAGAGTATGTCCAATTACCACCAGATACTCTATACGAGTATATTTATCTAACAGACACAATGTATGTAGACGTAGTTGTGGATAATTACGTTTATGTTACAGATACCTTAACGCTTACTGAATACGTATTTTCAACCGAATATATAGATTGTTATACAGGTTTACCCTGTGAAGACGGTGGTGGCGGGATTAATGACTGTGACGATAATAGTATTTTTATCCCTAATACTTTTAGCCCCAATAATGATGGGGTCAATGATATATTCTATGCAGTAACCGATCCAACGTGCTGGTTAACGTGGGAGATGCAGATATACAATAGATGGGGGACGCTTGTAAAAAAAATAAAAGATCCTTTAGATTATTGGACAGGAACAAGTTTTTCTCAACATTGGCTATGTCCTGATGGAGTTTACACTTGGAAGCTTAACGCGACTCAGTCTGGAAAAGCTACCCAGCTGCAAGGGCTTGTAACAATATTTCGTTAACTGAATTTTTTTTAGTATATTGCAAGAGTTATGAAAGCTATAAAGAGAGATTATAAAAAAGAGTACGCTAAGTACGGATCTAAACTTAAAGCTAAGAAATACCGCGCAGAGCTAAATCAAATTAATAGAGAAAAAGGAAATTACGGGAACGGAGATGGATTAGATGAAGCTCACTATAAAAAGGGAGGGAAAACAAGAAAACAAAAAGCTTCTATAAATAGAGCTAACAATAGGCCTAAAAAAAGGAATAGCGTATAAGCTATTAAATTTAATTTATATATAATGAAATATTTACTTATTCTCATGTCTGCTATATTGCTAGCGTCATGTTCTGTGCAAACTAAACACAGAAGGTCTCAAGCGAGACATTACAATCAATGTTGGTGTATAGACCCTTGGGGAGGAGGCGCCGAATGGTGTTGCGATGGACCAGCCCCAAAATACATGTCCCCGTACAAACACGCAGGAGGTTACATTAGAGCTGAATTTTAATAAGATGGCAGAGTATAAATGTGATTGCAACGATAAGGTTGTAGATAAGTCAGGTGTTACAATAAAGTATATTGAAGGGGAGGGGGTAATACATGAGGTAAAGTGCGAAGACTGCGGAAAGTATATGACGTTAGCTAATCCTAAATCTGGAGCGCCTGGGTTTAGATCAAATAGATTTGGCCAGACGTTTTGAACGCCTTACTAGACGTAAAAGAATATGAAGAACCCGCTGTTAAGATTTGCCCCAACGGTACGGAAGGTGAACTTATCGAACTCGGTGGGTTACTCATTTGCCTTCCGAAAAGGCCCCCGAAGAAAGAAATTTCAGGATATAAAGAATCAAACTCTATGCAAATGTGGAGAAGGATACTTATGCCGCAGGAACTGTCTCGTATTCGTTCTATGGATGAGTGGGCGGAAATGCCGCGAGAGTTTAGAGCGAAGTTTCGTCCATATATCGAGGAAGAGTTTAGGCGTAGGCGTGAGGGTTTTTGGTTTTATAACAACGGTACAGCTACATATATTACGGGGAGGCACTACATGATGCTTCAGTGGACCAAGCTAGATATTGGTTACCCGTACTTTTTAAACTTTCAAAGAGACATCTTTTTGCATTTAGCTGCGTGTGAAATTGACCCTAGATGCATAGGTCAGCTATATACTAAGTGTCGTCGTAGCGGGTACACGAACATGTGTTCATCCGTCCTTGTAGATGAAGGAACGCAAGTAAAAGATAAACTTATGGGGATACAGTCTAAGACTGGTAAGGATGCCCAGGAAAATATATTTATGAAGAAGGTAGTTTTTATGTTCAGGAACTATCCTTTTTTCTTTAAGCCTATTCAAGACGGTACAACTAATCCTCGTATGGAGTTAGCTTTTAGAGAGCCGTCAAAAAGAATAACTAAAAACAATAAAACCTCTCAAATGGGGGAGGCTTTAAATACAGTTATTAATTGGAAAAACACAACAAACAATGCATATGACGGTGAGAAGCTACACCTGTTGTATTTAGATGAAGCAGGAAAATGGGAAAGACCTACAGACATAAGAGACGCTTGGAGGATTCAGAGGACTTGTTTGATCGTCGGAAGAAAAATCGTGGGGAAGGCAATGGTCGGAAGCACGGTAAATCCAATGGACAAAGGAGGAAGTCAGTACAAAGACCTATGGGAGGATTCAAACCCCTTGGAGAGGAACGCGAATGGGAGGACTAGAACTGGTCTGTATAGACTTTTTATCCCTGCATATAAATCTTTAGAAGGATTTTTTGATAAGTTTGGCCTCCCAATAGTTGACGACCCCTCAGAAACTATAGAAGGTATAGACGACGAATACATCTATACAGGGGCTAAAACATTTTTAAAAAACGAAAGAGATTCTTTAAAAAATGATCCTTCAGAGTTAAACGAGGTAGTAAGGCAATTTCCTTTTACTGAAGATGAAGCCTTTAGAGATAGTATAGAAGGGAGTGTATTTAATGTTGGGCAAATCTATGAACAGGTAGAACATAACGACGAGCTTTTCCCTAACCCTGTTGTTTCAGGAAACTTTGTTTGGAAAGGGGGTGTAAAAGACACTGAAGTAATATTTAGCCCAAATCCTCAAGGTAGATTTAAAATTGCCTGGATGCCGCCCCCTAATTTTAGAAACCAAAAGAAAACAGAAAGAGGCAAGCGAGTAGCTCCTCATTCAGACTTTGGCGTAGGTGGGGTTGACTCGTATGATCTTGACGCTACGGTAGACGGTAGAGGATCTAAAGGCTCTTTGCATCTGTATAACAAGTTTCACATGGAGCACCCTTGCAACATGTTTGTATTAGAGTATGCTTCAAGACCTCCTTTAGCTAAAATATTCTACGAGGATGTTTTAATGGCTTCTGTATTTTACGGTTACCCTATATTGATAGAGAATAACAAATACGGTATTGCAAGGCACTTTGAAGCCAGAGGGTATGACGGGTATTTAATGGATAGGCCTAAGCATTTAATCAGCGCTAGTGGGATGAAATCTAAAACAAAGGGGATACCTTCTAACTCAAAAGATGTAATCCAGGCTCACGCACATGCTATAGAGGCCTTTATACATGACCATGTAGGGGTAAATAGAGAAACAGGCGATATTGGAAAGATGTATTTTAACAAAACATTAGAAGATTGGATAGGTTATAAAATAGACGATAGAACAAAATATGACCTTACAATTAGTTCTGGACTGGCTTTATTAGGGGCGCAAAAAGCTAAGCTAAAAAAGGCCTCTGACCTATCTGAAAAACGATTCTTTAGGAGATATCAAGTAATCGGATGATTCACTATATTTGCTAAATAGAAATACCATATCTTAAGGATGTATAATAACGATAATAAAAGCAAGCAGGGGTTTCCCGATCCATTAGAATCTACGGAATTAAAGCAAGGGAAAAAATATGGTATACAGTACGCTAAGGCAATTGAATCGCAGTGGGGTAAAACTACAGACGATTCTTCTTTAGTAGGGAGAAGAAATAAAACTTTTGAAAAAGATAGGGATTATGCTATTGGAGTTCAAGATACAAGTATCTATAAACAGCTACTAAACTCCCTTCAGCCCAATAAAGCAGACGGAGCTTTATTGAATATGGATTACACCCCAGTTCCTATCCTACCTAAATTTGTAAGAATTGTAGTCAATAAGATACTATCTGTTAACCCTTACCCTAACTTAGAAGCGGTAGACCCTTTGTCTTCTTCTGAGAAGAATGAAAAAAAGAAAAGGATTTTAAAGCAAGTTAACTCTAAAGGTAAGCTTAAAGAGTTGAAAGACAAGACGGGTGTTGTTCTAGACATGGACCCAGATTCTATCCCAGATACACCAGAAGAAGCAGAGATTTTATTTGACACTAACGTTAAGACAGACGGGGAGATTTCGGCTCAGCTAGGTACAGAGCTTACTCTTACCTGGAACAACTTTGTAGATAACACTTTTCGTAGGTGCGTAAACGACTTAGCTACTTTAGGTATGTCTGTAGTAAAAAGGTCAAACGATCCAAACGAAGGTATTAAAACATCCTATGTAGATCCATGTATGTTTATACACAGCTATACAGAAGACCCAAATTTTGACGATCTTATATACGCTGGTCACATAAAAAAAATCTCTATACAGGAATTAAAACGTTTAGCTGGAGAGGAACTAAGTGAGGAAGACTATAAAAAGATTGCTGATAGATCTAAGGGGAGAAACGGCAATGATTCTGGCAAGTACAATAAAGTTAATTATAATGACGCCTTAGGTAGAACATCATTCGGATATGACGACTACATGGTTGAGGTTTTAGATTTTGAGTTTATCTCCGTCGATTGCATTCACTTTGAAGAGAAAGAAAACAAACACGGTAACACAGGTTTTTATTTTAAAGGCTTTGAAGAGCAACCCGTTAAAAACAGCGTGTTTGAGCGCAAGCCTCATAAACTAGAGGTATCTACTGTTTATGGCGGAAGTTATGTCTTAGGTTGCGATTATTTATTTGGGTATGGAAAAACTAAGAACGTACCTAAAAACATACACGATATATCTAAAGCTACATTATCTTACTCCGTAACGGCGACTAATATTCGTAATATGGTGCCTAAGTCTATGGTAAATAGCTGTGTAGGGTTTGCTGACATGCTTCAGCTTACTCACCTAAAGATACAGCAAGCTATAGCAAAAGCTAAACCAGATGGTTTGATTATAGATATAGAAGGTTTAGAAAATGTACAGCTAGGAAAAGCTGGGGAACTACAGCCTTTAGATCTACATGACATCTATGAGCAGACAGGTGTTTTCTATTACAGGAGTAAGAACCCCGAAGGTGGATTCCAAAACCCTCCCGTTCGAGAAATAGGTAATAGCATTAGAAACATCAATGAGCTTATAGGTTTATATAATCACTACCTACGTTTAATAAGAGACACAACAGGTATTAACGAAGCTATGGATGCTTCCTCCCCTAAAGGTGATGCTTTAGTTGGTGTTCAGAATCAAGCAATAGCTGCAGGTAATAATGCTATATATGACATAACGAATGCGGCTATGGTCTTATTTAAAAAAGTATGCGAAGATGTAGTTAAGTGTATTCAGATTATACCTACCGAATCGGTTTTATATAAGATCTACGAAAACGCTATTGGGGATACAAACATGGAGGCTTTAGCTTCCTTCCAGGACCTGCCGATGTATAACTTTGGTGTGGTGGTCGTAAAAGACATGGAGGATAAGGATAAGGTTTATTTAGAACAAAACATTCAAATGGCTCTTCAACAACAGGAGTTAGATTTAGAAGATGCTATAGCCGTTAGAGGCTTAAAGGATATAAACCAAGCGGAAAGGCTTCTCGTTGTTAGGCGTAAAAAGAGAATAGCTATGAGGCAACAAATGGCTCAACAAAACTCTGAGCAACAAGCACAAATGCAGTCTCAAATAGCGCAACAATCTCAACAAGCTAAAATGGCTGAGATGCAAGCGCAAGCTCAAATCGACGCTCAAAAGATTCAAATGCAAGCGCAGGTAGACATGAAGATGGAGCAGATGAGGCATGAGTTTAAGAAAGAGATTGAAGTAATTAAGGCTCAGGCTACCCTTGGATTTAAAGAAGACGACAAAGAGTTTAAAGAAAAGCTTGAAGTACTAAAAGAAACTCGTAAAGACGACAGGCTAGACCAACAGACTACAGATCAAAGTAAACTTATATCTCAAAGACAAGGTAAAAGAGGAGAGCTACCTGAAGGCTCAAACAAACTAATTAATGCATTATTAAACGAATAATATGGCTAGTTCAGTAAATTTAGATACGTCAGATGTTTTAAACATAACATGTAGGAAAGGAGACACCTTTTCTATTACGCTTACTTTAAAAAATTCTGCGGGTACGGCCCTTACTTTGTCTACTAGCGGAATTTTTTAAA